ATTCAAACCCTGAGCAGCTTTAGACATACCTGTTGCCTGTTCTTTAATCATCTGTAGATGTTCTAAGAGAGGTACAGTACCAGTACTCATTGCTTCTGGAACCATTGCAGATACTGCAGCAGCAGGATTACCATTCGTAGGAATGATCTGCTTAGGCTTCATATTCTGTAATGCGCTAAAGTCAACAACGTTAGGATCAGCTAACTTAGGTGAGTAGTTAGTTAAGTATGTATTCTCAACAAACCCACGTAGGATAGCAGTTGATGCTAAGGTAGATGAACGGGTAAAGTCAGCAATAGACAAACCATAGAATTCAAATGGGATGTTAATTGGAGACAAAGATGCTAGAGGAACCATATCAACATCTTCTTCAAGAAGGATATGTGTACCTGCGATAATAAACCGTTTTAGTTCAGCAATACCATCACCATCACGATCTACCCGAATCCAACACTCTGTAACTGTCACTTCCCTATTTGCTTCTAGGGGTGTCAGATCAATACTTGCAGACCCCTGCCAATACTCTTGACCAGTGACAAGTTTCCTTGCAGCAATGTCTTCTGAGTAACGACTTGTCCCATTCCAGCTTTCAGATCCCAAAGCATTCCAATCATCTTCAGACAATGACTCTGACATCTCAGGCCACATCTTACGAATCTCTGAGCGAGTGTATGTTGCTTGTAATCCAACAAACTCTGCAGTCTCAATGTTAGAAGCTTCCCTAGAAATACGGAAAGACTCTGGTGGGATAAGCTCTAGCTTAACTTTAGATTTATTTATTTTTCTACGTAGACGTACATCTATATAGACTAATTCAGTATCCCCTTCATCTGAGACATCATTCTCAAATTGGAGATCACCTACAATCTCTACATCATCCTCTGCAAGGATATCATCGAGTTTAGGTTGAGTAATCTTTTCATACTCTTCAAAGATGTACTCATAATCTTCTACATAGTCCCAACGGAGAATCCCATTCTTCCAGAGTAATGCACATTTCATCCATGACTCAAGAATCTCCCACCCATTGTTCTGTTTGAATAGACAATAGTTTACAAGTAGTGATGCATCCTTAGCATGTTTGTATGCTCCCGGAGTATCGTTGTAAGGGACAAAACGAGCTAGTCGTTGGTTGTTTAAAAAGAGATCAGATAGAATTGCTGAAAAAGCTTCTACTGTTTCTGTAGTAGATGTGTCTACTATACTGGACACACCTTGAGGTGCTAAGTGACCTACGGGTACTCCTGCATATTCGTAAGTACTACGGATACGCTCATACGCTAGATCAGAGGAGTTTAACCAATCTCCTACAGAGTTCTGTACACCAGACTCAACTAAGTTAATTAGCTGTTCATCTGTGACTTTTTCTTTATAACCATAATGTCGAGCCACTATTGATATCCCCCTTTAGTAGGTATTTTACTACTACTACGGAGATCATCTGAGGAATAACTTCCTGTCTTAGGTAGCTCCCTAGGTTTCTCTTGTTTAGCCTTCTTTGTAGGCTGAGGTTGTATAAATCGAGACATTCTATCTTCCTATCTATCTATCTACATGTAAGTCCTATAAGAGTGCCTTGATATGGCAGCAAGTCTAGACATAACAATTTTAAGGCTGGTACGTCAAGACACTCTTATAAGACCTAGATTTTGTAACTCATATGTAGGGGGTGAGTTATATAAGTGGTATAGTTTCTTCCACTAGCTATACCAGACTAGTTGAGGACAAACGGAAGATGGTTAGCATAATTATATTACTATAACCATGCTGTATTATCCTGTTCCCATTCTCCAACTCTATCTTTCCAAGACATCCTGTTTAAGACAAGTTTATCGTAATGGGTTCTTAATACTTCACAAGCCATCGCTAATGCCATGACTGTATCATCATGAGTTCCCGGAGCTGCTTCAGTCTTACCAGTCTCCGTAGAGATGTAATCCTTGAGTTCCTGAATCATAATGTTTGATGGGATGTTAATCGCTTCATCAGCAATCAATCGTTTAAGGTTTCCAATAATGACAGGTTTAGTACTAACTGTAGTTCTAAAACCTAAGCGTACACCTTCTTCATTAGAGACATTAGCAATCTTAGTTTGCTTATACATATTAACATAATTCATTGACTCTAGTTTCTGTAGGGTAGCAATACCCATAGAGTTAGATTCAACACATAAGAATGCATTATTAAAATACCTACCTAAGTAAAATAATAATTCTCCAAAGGTACTGGGATCAATTCTATTATCCCGATACAATGCAATAACTTTATAATCCTGATCGATGACTACAGCAGTACTGTAATCCTGGCCTACTCCTAAAGAGACATCAGCAGCAATAACGTAAGGTTTATCAAATTTAGGATAACTCCAAAGTTGTAGCTTACCTTCCTTACCATCATCAAACATCTTAGAGAATGCATCCCATACTCTTGTTGAGACAGGAGCTTGAGGTATTAGACTATCTAATTTATCTACATCAAATACATTACTACCGGATACTACGAAAGCTTCATCAGCAGTCGAGGGATACTCTTGCTTAAACTTAAGCTCCCCACTCTCAGCTATCTTTAACCTTCTCCAGTAGATCTGATCCTCATCGAGATCAAATTTCTCTTTAAGTGTACTTTCTTCATTAGTAAGCTCCATACCCTCAGGTGCTGTCCTACGGTACTCATCGGTCCAAAACCAAGGTAGGAAGATTGGGAGATACTCGTTTTCACCATTAACCGCACCCTTCCATAATCTGTAGAATTCTCCTTGAGCACCATTCGCTGTGCTTTCAAGAATAACCTCAGTACCATCAGCTTGTGATATACCTTGGAATAACCCTGCCAAGATCTTCTCATCATGTTGCCAAAAGGCAATCTCTGAGAGGTGTGCGATGGTTGGTGTAGTTCCCCTTCCTGCTTCTGGGCTACCTGCCGTATATAGTCTATACGATCCTTTAGCTTCCTTATCACGATACGCTGGGGTTTTGATAATGATCTCTTTAGCATTCGATCTTTCCTCAGCAGGTTTAAGTTCTCCCTCCATATTCTGGATGAGATTCTTAGACATAGTGAATAGAGCATCTGAGGTAGCACTATCATGAGCCATAACAACAGAACGTGTATGTTGAGCAAAGTATGTTTTCCAGAATACTCTACCAGCACAATATGTACTAATACCTTGTTGTCTAGCCTTAAGGATAATTGCTCTAACCTTACCAGTAGTCGCTAACTGTTCTGAGAGTTTATCTGTAATATACTTTTGAGATTGATTAAGTTTAAAAGGAACAAACCCCTGAGTAGCATCCTTAGTAACAATCTTAATCTGCTCTTCAGCAAATCTAGCAAAGTCAGTACGGTACTCCTCAAGCTTTAGTCTCTTCTCTTTTTCCTTAATTAATTTTGTAATTTCTTTTTTATTCATCTGTTGTCCTCAGATAATTCGGTAACCCCTAGGATTTATTGGGGGTGTTCTGTGGGGAGTGTCTGTGTGGATACGTGAGTATAAACATATATATATGTACCCCCGATAACATTTGCAACCCCCCTTTGAGATCTATTTGTTCCTCTCAGAGGTTCTAGCAGTGTCTATCAGATAGTCTAGTATCTCACACTAAGTTGCCCTAGAGAGTCTCTTAGAGAGTCTTATATTAGCTCTCAGAGGTATTCTTTCCCTAGAAGGGTGACATAATAGTGTATTGCAGAGAATGTAGGGGGATAATTGTGGGGTATTGTGGAGATACGTGGGTAACCTGTGGGGAATCTCCTAGAGACAACATTAAGTAGCTCGCAAGCTCGCTCCTTGTCTGAGGAACATCTCCAGATATCTGGGTAAAGATCATTCCTGAGAGGATATATGCCTCTCCCCACGTAGCAGCTGAAATTCCGGTTAAGACTTCCGGAGCGTGGGAAAAGACTGCAGAGCAGAGTAGGTCTTGCGGACCTTGAGGAACACCGTGAAAGTCGGAGAAGATTACGTGCCTCTTGGAAGTCAAGATATCAACAGGATACTGCCAAGCAAGTCTTGGTAAGTCCTGCATTCTATAATTCATCAACCAAGAGGACTTACGATGAAAGCATACGTTGTATACGAAAAGCATTTAATTACTGCTGATACATTTCAAGAGCTAGCTAAGAAACTTGCTCAAGATATCAAATACCACGGAATTGGTATGTCAGACTTTGAGGTTCCTAACATCAAACGGACTGAAGAGAATGATCCTAAGCAAAAGCTTTGGGGCTATGCCTACAAACTGCTCAAAGCAAACCGTAATGCTATGCTTGCGGTAACTTTCGAGGATATCTGCGATGACCAAGAGAAGTTCAGCAAATACTTTGATTTGTACTTCAAATGTATCGATGCAGGTCTTGAGCAAGACAGCTTCTGGGCTAAGGCAATAACTCACCTTGGATCAGAACTTCAGATCTAAATCATAGACATATTCGTAGCATAATCAAAGTGTTGCGAATATGTCACCCTTCTAGGTACTAGAGGGTTCTATTATATACTACATACATAGGAGTATGTCATGATCAGATATAGTGATCACAAAGATACTATTGGGGATATCCTCAATGCATTCCCTCATATGGACTTCCAAGAAGCATGTGAGTACATCCAGAAGCAAGGATGTGTATTCTACTCAGTGCCTAGTAATACTTCTACAGGTGATGCAGAGTTAGATGCATTAATCAATGGTGATTCCTAATGGACATCATTGATACCTTCTTCTTAGTGGCTACCGCAGGTACAGTAGTGTTCTGGGTAGTGTGTGCTGTAGACGACATAAGGAGATACTAATGAGTTTCTTAGAAGCTTCATTTTATGTCATTGGATTCCTACTCATCTGGGGATCTATGTTTGGTTTGGTATACTTAGTAGACAACTATGTGGTTAAACCCATTCGTGGTACTAGTTATATCAACCCAGAGTTCTGGAAATAAACCATAGGGCATCTTCGGATGTCCTATATTTTTTCATGAGATACCTCAGTGTATCTTACAGGGTGTGGCTCGCAAGCTCGCCCCACGTTTCTGGATATCATTCCCTCAGATATCCTCTCGCTACCTTGTCACTGTCTGCAGACATACAAGGGTGCGTATCGGGAAGGTTAGTAGC